CAAAAGCAGATAGCTGACAAGCAATTACAGATTGCTAAGGAAAATAAGAACAAATATGACGTTTCTTCTAAGAAGAAGAAATAATTATAGCTCTATTATCCATACCTTAGATACTTTATTTTAAAAAATTGTAAATTTTTAAGATTTAAGTTGTATATTTTTAATGTAGAGATACACAATAAAAACCAAATAAAATGATTGATAATCAGAACAATGTACAGACATCTGTACAACAAGTAGACCTTGACATTGATAGCTGGTTAGGAGCTCCTGGAGCAGACAGTATAGTTACCCCTGTGACGGGAAACCCCACTGGTGAAACTACAGAGCTTAAACCTAATATCTTTAGTAAAGAAAAACAGGATCTTAGTTTCTTAGATAAAGAAGATGATGAAGATGATTCTTCTAAAGATGATGAGAAAGATAAGACTCCAAAAGTAATTAGTAAGGAAGAGACAAACCACCTTATAGACAATCTTGATTCTGAAGAAGATGAAGAGACTAAAGGAAAGGCTGGCCGACCTAAAACAGATAAGTCTGGATTAGTAGGGTTTCTTAAAAAACGTATAGAGTCAAAGGAAATGTTTGCCTTTGATGACTATGATGAAACTAAACAAGATCTTGAAGAGTACTTAGGTACACTTGGAGAAAAAGATATAGAAGAGTTGTGGCAAGCTAACGTAGATAATTTAAAGTCTGAGGTGGCTGCTAACACTCCAAAAGAGTTTTTTGAATCCCTTCCTGAAGAGTTGCAATATGCAGCTAAGTATGTAATGGATGGTGGACAAGACTTAAAAGGTATATTTCAAGCTTTAGCTCAGGTAGAACAAGTTCGTCAACTTGATCCTACAGATGAGAATGACCAAGAAGGTATTGTAAGATCTTATTTAAGTGCAACCGGCTTTGGTAATGATGAAGAAATTGACGAGGAGTTAACTACATGGAAAGACTTAGGAGTGCTAGAGAAAAAAGCTAAGCAGTTTAAACCTAAGTTGGATCAGATGCAAGAACAGATTGTAAAATCTCAGATTGCTGATCAAGAAGCTAAGAAGCAGCAACAAGAACAAGCAGCAGAAGCTTACATGCAGAATGTGTTTGAAGCT